TGATGCTGTAACCTTGGCTAAGATGGCTCCGGGTACAGACGGTAATCTTATCACGTATGACGCGTCTGGTAATCCTGCTGCTGTAGCAACCGGCTCTTCAGGACAAGTATTGACTTCAGCCGGTGCAGGAGCACCTCCTACGTTTGCAGCGCTCTCTGCAGGTTGGACACTAGTTTCCGCAGTCGATGTATCAGGCGGTAGCGATGCAGCATTTACCAGTCTTCCCGCAGCTATTAAACAAATTGTAATCATGTTTAACAATGTTTCACTTAATAGCTCTGTTAATATATTAGTAACAATAGGCGACTCAGGAGGTTTAGAAACATCTGGATATCTAGCAACTTCTCAAGGATTTGATTCAGGTTCTGCTGTTGTAGGAGCCTCCGCTACTGCTTCATATATAATAAAAGCAGATACAGCAAATAGCTTGGGGGTACAGGGTGCAATGACTTTATCTCTACAGAACTCAGGAACCTTTAGCTGGGCATCAACCCATAATCTGATGCATACAACTACTAAAACCATGTTTGGCGCTGGGTTTAAGAGTTTGTCTGCCGAGCTTACGCAGCTTAAAGTAGAACCAAGCGGATCAGGGGTGTTTGACTCAGGTTCTATTTCTATTATGTATCAATAGGAGAGTAAAATGTACGTATCTATCACAGGTATTACGGATAGCAATCATCTAGCTAAGTATAATGATTTTTCTGTTGAAGCAGACGCAGTTGCCCATGCCAGTGAGTATAACGGTTTTGCCTTAGAAAATCCCGGTGGAAATAAATTATACTGGATTATTGATACGGCTGCTCAAACCATAACACAGGATACTGCCGCAGAAGCTGCCGACACCGCACATAAAAATATTTTACAAAGTATTCAAGAGTTAGAAAGTTTAGTAACAGTCGTTAGATATCGCGAAGCTGCTAGTGATGAAGCAGGGGGTACTGAAGCCGGTCGAGCGTGGCTAGCTGATATCTCTAGCCAAATAAATATTTTAAGAGGACAATTAGTATGACGGGTTTTCTAGTACAGGGTGGATCACCTCCTAATCTATCCGTGACCACAGCTAAGATTGTAGACGACGCTGTAACCTTGGCTAAGATGGCTCCGGGTACAGATGGCAATCTTATCACATACGACGCATCCGGTAATCCCGCTGCTGTTGCTACTGGTAGTTCTGGTCAGGTTTTAACATCAGCAGGCGCTGGTGCTCCTCCTACGTTTGCAACTGCTGCAGAAACTGATATACAAACATTTACATCTAGTGGAACATGGACGAAAGCATCAGGTAAGACTCTTGCTCTTGTAGAAGGATGGGGCGGCGGAGGTTCTGGTAGCAGAGTATCTAGCGGTATTGGTGGCGCAGGTGGTGGCGGAGGAACATACTCATGGGTTGTTCTTAATATAAGTGATCTAGGTTCAACAGAAACCGTAACCATTGGAGCAGGTGGTACAGCTATTACGGGTGATTCAACAAATGGAAATGCAGGAGGTAATACTACGCTAGGCTCAAAATTCACTATTTATGGAGGTGGTGGAGGAGCATCCGAAACAAGTGGTGGCGGTGGAGGCGGTGGTGGCTCACCTGCTTCAGTAGGTGGCACATTAAGTGGTAATGTAGGAGCCGATGGTGGAACCTTTGGTGGTGCAGGTGGTGCTATTAACAACGCTGGCACAGCCAACTGGTTCGCAGGAGGTGGTGGGGGTAAAGAAGGAGCTGGCGGTGCGGCTGGAATTGGTGGTGGTGCCGGTGGCGGCGGATCAAACGGAACCGATGCTGGAGCCGGTGGCGCATCTGTGTATGGCGGCGGCGGAGGCGGCGGTGGAGAACAAAGCACAGGTGTACCTGGCGGTGTAAGTGTCTATGGCGGAAACGGTGGGGCTGGAGGTATTGCAAACGGTACGGCAGGTATTGCAGGAACAGCCCCCGGTGGTGCTGGGGGTGGCGGCGGTGGTGCTTCCAACTCAGGTGCAGGCGCAGCTGGTCAACTAAGAGTTACATCGTGGTAGTAGGAGACAGGGTATGAAAAAAGCAGTGATAGATGCAGCTGGTAAAGTGGTAAATATTGCTATAGTTCCTGATGATTGGACTAATGCACCGGGTGAATGGTCTGCACCAGAAGATCATCAAGCCATTGATGCAGGTGAGGGTGGACCGGGAGATATATGGGATGGTAGTGTGTTTACTAAATCAGTTATTGAGCCTGCTGAACTATGGTCAACGCTTCGTAAGCACCGGGACACACTTCTTGCTTCGACAGATTGGTGGTCTTTAAGCGACTCGCCAACAATGACAGAAGCCCAGACTGCGTATAGAGCAGCTCTTCGAGATTTACCGGCTAATACAGAAGATCCTAATTCACCGGTTTGGCCGATACTTTAATGATTAAATCTATTTCACTAACTTTAGCCGTATTGGTTCTGTTCCTGTATAGCACAAGCGTTGCTGCTAACGAGAATCAATTAAGATGCTATGATAGAGATAAAGCAGAAACTTTACTAAATACAAAGTACGAAGCTAGTATTGCGGCTATGGGTATAGTTTCTAACGGCACTTTAGCACAGTTATACTTGGGAAGTAATAGCAGTTTCCACGTAATTATTATACCACCTAATGATGTTGGAAAAGCCTGTCCTCTTCTCTGGGGAGAAAACTGGGAATGGAACTCAAAATTCCTTGACACGCTTCCTAAATAATGCTACAATAAGGAAAGGACTTAGGCATGACCGTAGAGACTGCTAGCTATATTAGCCAATTTAATACCACGCTTCCCACAGCTAGCGATAATATCTCTGAAGGTGACGATCACCTCAGACTGATAAAAACTGTTATGAAGACGCAGTTTCCAAACTTAGCCACAACGGCGGTTACGCAAACCTCTGCCCAGATGAACAGGCTAGGATTTGAAACTGGTTCTATTATGATGTATGCGTCTAATAGCATACCAACCACTGCAACAATTAGCGGTGTAAACGATTGGTTAATCTGTGACGGGTCTGCGTATAGTACATCTACCTATTCTGCTTTATACGCAATAATAGGAACAGTCTTTGGAACATCTGGTTCTGACTTTAGAGTTCCTGATTATAGAACATACTTTCCAGTAGGTGTAGGATCAGGTTTTTCTCTGGGCACAGCTGTAACAGCTAGCGCTGCAGCAGGCACTGCAGTTTTAAAAGTACAACCCATTAACTTTATTATAAAAACATGATCGAATACAGAGGAGAAAGGTTTTCAGGGTATAACAAACCTAAAAGAACTCCCAGCAATAAAAACAAAAAGTTTGCTGTATTAGCTAAACAAGGTAGTCAAACAAAGCTAATCAGATTTGGTGATCCTAATATGAGTATTAAAAAGGATCAACCTAAACGTAGAAAAAGTTTTAGAGCTAGACATAAATGTGACACTAGTCCACCCGGTAAATTAACAGCAAGATATTGGTCTTGTAAAAAATGGTAAGGAAAGGAATATACGATGGCTGAAAAATACTCAGGTCATGTGGTTGGTAAAGTAGGAGCTAAGGCTGTTCCACCCGCAGGCGGAAATAGCAAAGTACCAGCTCCGGCAGGTTCGGGAAACAGATTTGCCAAGGGTGAAATCGCAGGCAACAGCAAAGGTTAACATGGACTCTAGAGAACGAGCCAGTCAAGCCAGCGCAATCTTGAACAATGAAGTATTTCAGTACGCAGTTAAACAATTAGAACACGATTTAATATCTCAATGGACCATAGCTGAAGATACATCTTTGCGAGAAGAATGTTGGCTAAGACTAAATGCTTTAGGTTCTATAAAAGGAAGCCTAGAAGCTTTAATCCACAATCATAAAATTGAAAACAGTTAAAGAGGAAAATTAAATGAGTGAGGCACAGACCAATCCCCAAGGGGAAGTCGAACAGCCACAGCTTAGTATGTTCGATGTCATGTTTGGAAGTGAGCAAAACACTAATCCAGAGCAAGCTATCGAAGAAACCGAGGATGTTCAATCTGAAGATCAACTAGCTGAAGAGTCGGATGAAGTAGAAGAAGAAACTTTAGAAGCTACGGATGATGAACAATCGGAAGACGATGAAGAAGGGATAGACGAGGAAGTAGTTGAGACAGAAACCCCTGCGGTTTATACCGTTAAAATTGACGGTAACGAACAAGAGGTCACTCTAGACGAACTACGGAACGGATATCAGCGGCAAGCGGATTATACCCGTAAATCGCAATCACTGGCGGAACAACGGAAAGCCTATGAGTCTAACTTAGAGGCAGTCCAAAGTGAGAGAGGGCAATACGCTAAAGCTCTTGAGACATTATCTGCTCAGCAAAGTGCTGATATAGAACGCTTCAAAGCTGTTGACTGGGCGACTCTTAAAACCGAGGACCCTATGGAATACATGGAGAAGCGTCTAGAACTACAGGATGCTCAGGATAAAATCGCTGCTGTTCAAAATGAACAAGCACGAGTACATCAACAGGCAACAGAGGATACAAAGGTTTTTCTACAGGATAAACTTCAAAAAGAAGCAGTTACCCTTACGGAGAAACTTCCAGAGTATGCCGACCCCTCTTCGAACTTGAGAGACCAAATTAGAACTTACGCGATTAATGAAGGTTTCTCAGCGGAAGATGTAGATGGAATAACCGATCACAGAGTTGTTCTTATTCTCCACAAAGCAATGATGGCGGATAAGGGCTCTACGGCTCCTTCTAAGAAAACCAAAACTGTTCCAAAGGTCGTTAAATCTGGTACACCACAGACAAAAGCTCAACGAGGCAGGAAAGCTGTGCAGGCTAAACGAGAAAGATTGTCACAGACGGGACACCAAAGAGATGCCGCAAACGTGTTTCTGGATATGATAAACTAACTTTCAACCTAAGGAAAAAGTAAAATGGCACAACCAACAGGCACATACACTTCGTTTACAGCGAAGGGTTTGCGAGAAGACTTGGAGAATGTTATCTATGACATCTCTCCAACAGACACGCCTTTCATGTCGATGGGTAGTCGCACGGACGCGATTGCCGTAAATCATGAATGGCAAACAGACTCACTTTCTGCTGCGGCTGATAACTTTAAAGAAGAAGGTGCAACACTTACGGCAGCTACTCCGTCAGCTACTACCAGAGTTGGTAATATCTGTCAGATCAGTTGGAAAACTACTCTTGTCACCGGCACGGTTGATGCCGTAAGCAAGGCTGGTCGTAAGGAAGAACTTGCTTACCAGATGTCCAAAAGCGCTAAAGAACTAAAGCGTGATATGGAACGAGCTATGGTA